TTAGCTTCCTCCGCCCAGGAGACGTTGATCAATCACACGGCCTAACGTCGCCCCTGCGGCCCGCCCGATTGTCGCCATCGACAACCCCAAGACCGAGCCGCCAATGGACCCGCCAAGCGCCATGCCTGCGGCTGAAAGTACGATGGTTGCCATGCTGAATAATCCTTATCGAAATGCGAATTGAGCGACGATGCGCTTGCGCCAAGGCTCCGAAAGTGGGCTCTCGACAACACCGTGGCCGGTATAGGCGTGAATAAATGTGGGGGCGTCACCGACTGCTGCGATAATGCCCAGATGCTTCGCCACGGCACCTTCTCTCATGCGAAACAAAACGACGTTCCCCGCCTGAAGCTCGGCCCCCTTGACCGCCTCCAGATGCCGCAAGGCCGCCTGCCAAAGCACCTCGTCTCCCTGCGGCTCGGACCAATCGGCGCTATAGGCGGGGATCACTTCGGGCTCTACCCCGTAACCCTCGCGCCATACCCCACGGACCAGCCCAAGGCAATCACAGCCCGCCCCGATCCGCGAGGCTTGATGCACATAGGGCGTACCAATCCAAGTGCGGGCCAGTCGAACTGCATCAACCCCCGTCATCGGACCAGACTTCCGCCCGTTTCGTCATCTTCCGAGCGCGGCACAGACATCAACCAGTCTTCACCAGGCATGTCAGGGAAACCTTGGAAGTTGACCAGATTGTCGAACTTGACGCGGCAGGTCTCAGACCGCTTATCGCACCCCGCAATCAGCCGCACATCATCCCCCACCGCAATCGAAGCAGGCTCGGGGCGCCAAAGCGTCAAGACCCGCTTACCGCCTTTGATCTCGTCCTTTTTGACCACGGCCTCCAATCCCTCGGCCTCAACAGAGAGAAACGCGATAATGCCGCCTTCGAACCAACGCTCCGTATATGTCGCATCCAAAGACACGGTCAAAACCTGCCCATCTTCGGCAACCTCAACCAGCGTGCTATCAGCACGATATGCGGCGTCAGTCAGGTCAAGCTTGCAACCGTCATCCCCCAAAACCGCAGAACAGGTCCGCAGATAAGACCGCCCCTGCGGCTGGTTCAACATCTCGGTCAGCCCGCGCAATTCCGCACGATATGTCCCTGACTCGCGGGTGATTTCACCAATACTACCAATGAACTTGATCTCGCGGCCTTGAACGTCATCCCATTGCACCAACCACGTCGTGACCTCCGCCCAATCATATCGCCCCGCTTCGATATCCTTCTCGGTGGTCGCCGTCTCCGTCAGTACGCCCAGCGCCTCAGTATTATTCACCGAAAGACCCGTCGTGCTGGTCAGCGCCTTGGCCGACAACCCGCTATCAGGACTAAACCTGATCCCATCAAAAACGAGCGGCCCGTCGTGGTCGGTAAACCCGAACGTCATCCCGTCCTTGCGCTTGATCGACCAGCAATAACAAACATGCGTGGCCCCCGTGGCAAGGTGCGTATTCAGCGCCGCGACACTCATAGGCGCACCTCTACCACAGGCACATTTGGCGCATCACCTGCGCGAAAACTGGATACTGACGTCTGAATGGAGTCCGTATCAAACCGCACTGGCACGTCAAACTCAAACCCTGCACGCACCTCCGCCCCAAGATCAGGAGGATGCGGAAAAATCACTTCGCCTGTCTCGAAATCAACAGTGTAATCGATCGTTTCCTGCAACTCATCACCGCCTATCGCCACACGCACGGTGCCTTCCACAGGCTTTGCAATCGGGCGGACATAGCTTTGCGTGCCAGAAACATAGGTTTTCTTCAGCTGGATGACGCTCGTGACCTCATCGCCAATCCCGATCAACTGATCCCCAGCAGCAGGTTTAGAGAGAGGTGCGCACGACTTGTAATCGCCCCAGTCCTTCCACCGGAAACCGTGCAACTGCCCCTCGCGAGCCTCAAAGAACGCCACAATCGTCGCCACATCATTCAGAGACCGCAATCCGACACCCGCATCATAGCGCCGCCTTGAATGCGCCCAAGGCGTGTTTCGCTCTTCATAGCCATTGGACAACGTCACGATTTCCGTGCGCCGCTCGGGGCCACCAACAGAGCCAAAGCTCAACGCGGATGGGAATTGAATTTCATGAAACGCCATTTGGCAGCCTCCCTTTACCGATTACGTTGTCCACGGCCCAAGGCCCGCGCCATTTGGGTCGCAATTTGCCCCTGACTGCGTTGGAAACCCTGCACGTCTGGTGTGGAAATGTTCATTGTGACGTTGACCGCATTGCCCGACTGCGCCCTCACCCCGAGCTTGCCATCGGCACCCCGCGACAACGGCATAATCGCCTCGGGCCCCGCCTCGCCCATCAGCCCCGTGCCACCTGCCATCGGGAACGTCGTAGGCCCACTCAACACACCACCCTTGGCAAATGGCATGACGCGGCCTTGCGAAAACGGCGCGCCATTCTCGAACGGCATCAGGCTTGAGACGGCGCTATTCACGCCATCCGCCAGCAAACCGCCTAAATGTCCCATCACAGGATTGATCGCCGCCGAATAGGCGGTATCAACCATGGCCTTCGCGACAACACTCAGGGCATCCGACAGCTTTAGACCGTCAAAAACCAAACCATCAAACGCCCGGCGCAAACCGCCTGAAAAACCACGCTCTAGATTGCCCAAGTCGCGGGTCGTCTCGTTTAGCGTGCCTTGAATATCGCGCAGCTGGCTATCAAACGCCGCCGTCATCGCAGTTGCATCGCCCAACATGCGCTCTAATGCATTAACTTCGCTATCCAGTGCATCAATTTGATCAAATCCACTCATTTTCACCCTCCTTGGGTATCGGGATATGCTTGCTCAAGCTCTGCGAGCCGCGAGCGCCCCAGCGGCAATAATTGCGCCTCAAGGCCCAACATGATTTGCAGCTCCGCAGGCGTCAGTGCCCAGAAATCTGCAGGGCGCAGGTGCAATCCACGCAACCCTGCCCGTAGTAAATTCGGCCAATCCATGCGCGGCTCACTTGGGCGGCGTAAAGGCGCGGACCAACAATAATGCCGCCGCCTTCGCCGCCCCGATTGCACCACCTTCGATATCGGCCTTCAACAAATCCGCCGCGGTTCCCGCCCAGCCACCGCCGCGTAGCCCTGCCACAACCAAAGCCATGACATCGCGGCTCGAAAACTTGCCCGCTTCAAATCGCGCGACCAAGTCGACCATGCTCTCAGAGCCCATCGTGGCTTCCATCTCGGCCATCGCTCCAAGCGTCAACTTGCAGCGATGCGAGACGCCATCCATCACGATATCGACCTCTCCTGCCAGCGGATTTGCCATTCTACAGCGCCGCCGTGAACGTTAACTCACCCGCAGAGGCCAGCGATAACTCATACGTCGCCTCCCCATTATGAGACCCCGCATACTCGATCGACGAAATCTGAAATGGGCCTTCCATCGTGCCGAAGTCGGGGATGATCACTTGAAAGTCAGGGGTCAGGCCTTCAAAGAAGATCTGACGTGCGCGCTCGTCCGTGGTCTCGTCCTTGAACACGCCAGAGCCCGAGATCGCCGCAGTCTTCACGCCGCCACCCGACAGCAACTGACGCCAACCGCCCGTGCTCTCTAGCGAGGTTACATCGACAGTTTCCGTGTTCAGGCTAATGCGCGTCGCACGCAAGCCCGCAACAGTTTCAAATAGGCCATCGCCCGTCATATCAATTTTGACCAAGAGGTCTTTTCCGTTCTGGGCTACCATTGCCAGTACTCCTTGAGGTTTGAAAGTTTGGGTTGATTATTCGTCCGCAACGCGGGCGCGAAACACGAGGTTGATCTGGCGAATGTCACCTGTGCCAACACGCGCCGCAGTGGCCTTGTAGAAATTGAGCGACACAAGCTGCCCACGGGTCAGCGTCAAATCGGCGTCCACCATCGCATCTGAAACAGCTGCCGCTGCCGCCTTGGCCTGTGCAAACCCCGCAACGTCCGTAACGACTGAGACTATCAGCTCATGTAGCGCGCCAGCGCCCGTCTTGTCGGATTGATCCTTCACGACCTCTGGTCCAAGGGCCACATAAAGTGACGGCAATGTTCCCGACGGCAAGGCGTCAAAAATATCCGTGCCAACAATCGCAGCGAGTGTCCCATCATTGGTCAATTGCGCATAAACCGCCGCTTGTAGCGCCGCAGCAACTCCATAACTCATGTGACATTCTCCTCAATTGCCTGACATGTCAGGTAGCGGCCCTCGGGCCCGACTTCGGCAACCGCATTGATCGTGTAGAGCCGCCCCTGCCCGCGAAACCTTTGTCCGGCCTTGGGTCGAGCGTCCGACGCCATCGGGGCCGCGCGCACAGTAATCTTGTAGGTTACGCGACTAATCGCTGTGCTTGGAGCGGCCATCTCGCGGCCTGTGCCAGCCTTGATCTCCGCCCAATGCGCGCCCAACACAGACCAGTTTTTCAAATAGCCACCCGATCCGTCAGGGGATTGGGTCAACTCTTCGAGGAACAAATGACGGTTCAGCTGTGGGCGCTTCATGAGCGGCCACCAGAGAAAAGGCGAATATTGCGATACCGTTCGATCAGTGAGGACACTCCGTAAGGCATCGACCGCCCCGCTTCGAAACTGTCAAACCGGAACTCGTAGTAATGCGCGGCCAGCATCAAAATTGCTTGGGCCAAATCCGCAGGTAAATCCTTCCAATCGAGGCCAAACCCCGCGCTCATTTGAATACGCGCAACACCACCTTGCGGGATACGCGGCAGGCTCGCGCCATTCGCCGCCAAATGCGGCCGGTGCATATCCTCAATCAATCGGTAAGCGGCACTATCAACCGTCGCTTCCATCCCGTGACGATCCAAAATCGCAAGCTCGATAATCGCCGATACTGGCGCCAACGGCAGCGGTTGTGATGCCATGTCGCGCCATGCAGTCAGCGATAGGCTAAAGGTGCGCGAAATCGTAATCTTCCCAGTGCGGGCCTCAATCGCGGCAACAGCGGCACGCAAGAACCCCTCTAAAACGCCATCCTGCACCCCATCGTCCGAGAAGCCCGAACCCATGCGCATATGGTCTTTGAATGTGGCGACCGGAAGGGCCGACAGCGGCACGGTGGTCTCTTCGACTAACATCATGGAACACTCCAGAATACGTGTGTGAAAGGTCCTGTGACCCAAAAACCGGACGCGCACTGCGCATTGCTCGATCGGAAGGAGCAGCTAGACAACGCGCATAAACCGCACGCGTCCGGGATAGGCGCTATCCCCATGGAACAGCGCCCCTTCACGACCCTTAGGCGGTCGCGAACTTCAACAGCTTGATCGCAGCAAAGTCGCTGACCGCACCGCCCACGCGCTTGGTTGCATAGAACAGCACATGCGGCTTAGCAGAGAACGGATCGCGCAGCACGCGCAGGTCAGGACGCTCGGCCACGTTATAGCCCGTGCCAAAGTCACCAAAAGCTATCGCCATCGCATCAGAAGCAATATCAGGCATGTCTTCGGCAATCAGCACAGGATACCCCATCAAACGCGCAGGCTCGCCCGCGGCCAGACCGTCAGACCACAAGAAACGACCGTCATTGTCCTTCAGCTTGCGGATCGTGCCCGCCGTCTTGGAGTTCATCACAAACGTCGCATTCGCACGGTATTCCGCACCCAGCGCATAGACGAGATCAACAATCGCATCGCCATCCGAGATACCGCCGTCAACGCCCGTAACCGCATAGCCAAGATTGCCCCAAGCCCAAACGTCATTGTCGACAGTCGGATAGGTCAGCAGACCCTTCGGCTTATCAATACCGTCGCCGTTCACAAAGGCAGAAGCCTCAGAGCGGGCAAACTTGTCGGCAATACGACCCGCAAGCCAGCCTTCAATGTCGAACGCAGAGTCGTCAAGCAAACGTTGGGACGCTTTTGGCAGCGCAGAAAGCTCATGCAGCGGGATCGAAATACGATCAATCTGCGGCGTTGCTGTCTCTGTGACACCGCCGGTTTCCGTCGCCCAGCCAGCGCCCATTTCGGTGTGATCCACCAGCACGTCAAACGACGTCGCATCCACATTCGCCACATTGGCAATCGCTCGGATCGAGGCTGTCGAGGACAGTGTGCCCTTGATCGTATCGGCAGTCTGCGGGTCCACAAGGTAGCCGCCGTCAGCGGCAACAGACGTGCCAAGCGCCTTACCTTCGAGCTCAAGACC